CCTCCGGGGATCCTACTGCGTTTCCATTCTGCTTAACGCTCTTATAGTCCGACTGTGCAGTCCTCGCCTTTCGGTCGATTGATAAACCGCTGTCTGTCTCAACGATGATCTCGCCCTCTGTCTCGCCATTGCGGATGATGTACTTGCGGTCAGATTTGTTCGTGAGGGCATATCTGATCGCATCTATCACGGATGACTTACCGGCACCGTTATCTCCTGTAAGTTCTACGGAGTTACCGCCGAGTTCCTGTTCCGTGATACCAAATAAATTTCTGATCTTGATTTTTGAGATTTTCATACTTTTTTCACCTCTCCCTTTCTGCCCCGTCCTCATAAAAGATCGGAATCCCCTTTACTTTTGCATGGTTGTACTCTATGTTTGCACCCTCGCTGGTGGACCAGCCGCAAAGCATATATATAGCCTGTGCCTTATCCAACCATGAGAGGGAAATGTCCATGTAATCCTCATGTTTGGGAAGTTCTACGCTTGCGATCATTGTCACAGGATTTATCACGTTGAAGCCCGCTGCCCGGAGCTTCTTTTCTCCCCGGCGAAAGTCTTTTCTGTAATTCGGATTTTTGCTGATCCCGCCCGAAATGAATACAAGATCACGTTTCATGCTCCACCCCCTGCCGGAGTTCGGCATTTTCCATTTCCAACCGGGCTTTTTTCTCTTTTTCCAACCGGGCTATTTTCTCTTTCAGGTCCGCAATTTCTCTTTTTTGATATTCGTATAACGATGAATTGGTGTTATTCTCTTTCTGCGTCTTGGCGAGTTCTGCCCCGACAACTTCCATGACCTTTAACAACGCCTTTTTGTTCATTGACTTTTACCGTCCTTTCTGCTATAAAATAGCTGTGTGTGTAAGGGATTAAGTCCTTTCCGAGAATGGCCGCCGTTATCGGTGGCTTTTCTCGTTAAAATCGGGATGCTCTCTCCACTCTTTCCCGTAGACTTCTGCCCTGCACTTCTCTATCACCATTTGTCCATCCACCATTGCACAAAGCGGGCTGCGCAGGAAAAAGACTTCCAACCTGTGTATTGCTCGTTCCGTCCTTGCCTTTACCCTTGCGGCATCTGTCGGTCTGCCCTCTTTATTCCAGACCTTTCTCCTGCGGTCGTAGTAATACTCCCTCAACGCTTCATACTCGCCACGGAGCATGACCCCCACAAGCCGCATACAAGCCTCATTGTCCATCGTCTGCGCAGGAGGCAGTTCATCCGGCAGGCCGTCCGGCATATGCCAGATAGTCTCCTTTTTCTTGATTACTTTGGTCTCCCCTGTTTTGAGATCCGTAACCAACCTTTTGTGCCATACGACTTCAACCGACATATTCTTCCCCCTTTGTCTCTGCGTAGGCTTTGCAGTCCTCTTCAATCTGTATGCGGTTTACCTCGGATGCCGGGCGGTAGAACGGACACTCACCATCCTTGTAGCCTTGTTTCAGGATTCCGCACTTCCCATCGGAACGGAGAGCGAAGCATTTCTGATCGAAGATATAATTTCGCCTGCATTTCGGTAAGTACATCATGGCTTTCCTCCTTTCCTTATTATTTGCCGTGTGCGCGCTCAAGGGCGGCTGATACTTCTAATACCGCGTCCGTGTATGCGCTCGTTGTTTCTTTCATGGGGTTGTTTTCGCCGTGATATGCGGCTATGATCGTTCCTGCGTCTGCCGGTTCTCCCTCAACGGAATACTTATCAGCCAAGTCCCGAATAAGTCCTGCTGCCGCCCATACCTGCGCGTGTATGTCATAATTGTCCATTCCATACACGGCCAGCCTGTCCGCATGAACGCCTTTGTGTATCTGCATGATACCGATGTTCTTGCCGTTTGAAGCCGTAGCATTTACATTGAAACGGCTCTCTTTCCATGCGATAGCCTCTAACAGTTCCGGGCATACCTGAAACGCACTCCCAGCAGCTTCACATTCATATCTGATGTTGTCCGGGACGTTCACGCCGAGTTCTGCAAGTGTAGCCTCTGCCCGCGTTATCTGCGCGTAGTCCGGGACGCTAAAAACGATCTCTTCCTTAATAGGCATGACCGTTCTTGTCTCTGCTGCCTTTGCCTGCATGGACAGGTTGACAGTCTTTATTCCTCCCGCAAGTATCATTCCTGCCGTTGCTGTACCCCATACAAGGGTGATGATCCCTCTGTTCATCTTCTGCTCTCACTCCTTTCATATAGAAGATACTGCTCAATCTCTGACGGTTTCAGCCAGGTCAAACGCCCGTCCTTTACCACGGTGTAACCGCCTTTCCTCATTTCCCTTACAATCTCGTCCATCGTTGACCGGGATATTCCCAGATCGGCACGGGCTTTTTTGGATGAGATTACGTCAAGCCTGTTCATGCTGTTGTAGCGTTTTCAACGCTATGTTGAATTGAAGGGTCAAAAGAAATATCATCCATAGGCACTTCAATAGCCTTTGCGTACTGGCAGACTCTTTCTACTGTCATGCGCTCCGGGTGTTCTTCCCATTTATTGACAGTAGTGAGACTAACCCCGACCCTTTTTGCTACTTCTGCCTGTGTGATTTCCTTTATCCTGCGCCACTCTCTCAATGTGTGATTCACTCCGCTTTCCTCCTTTCATCAATATTTTGTTGTTTTTCCCTATGCAATTTCAACACCTTGTTTATCTTAACACTAAAAAAATATTTGTCAACAGGGAATTGAAATATATTTTACTTTCCCTTATAATCATTTTTGCACACACTAAATGGAGGACAGGGGTATGTTGGGTGATAATCTACGTACAATTAGGGAATACCGGGGAATGACGCAAATCGACCTTGCCGAAAGAATAGGCGTAACATCAGCCGCCGTATCATCGTGGGAAACAGGGAGAACCGAACCACGTATAGGAATGATTGAAAGAATGGCGGTGGCGTTGAATTGCCAGAAGTCCGATATAATCGGCTATGACAAGCCTATGGATTTAACGGATCACGAAAGAAACATCATTATCGCATACCGCCAAAACAAAGAAATGCAATTAGCAGTTGACAGGCTATTGGGAATAGAAAGAATCAAGCTATACAACAAGAAAACAGGCGAATTAAGGAAGGAGGAAAACAATGTGGGAGATTAAATTGAAAGACGGATTGTACTTGCAAGAACGTGTGACAGACGATCTGACGGGGGATCAGAAAATTATTTCCGTCAAAATCAAAGGAGAGAGCCGAGCAGAGCGGAGGAGAGCAAAAGAAAAGTTGGAGCAGAAAATCGAAAAGCAGGCTCCAAGGAAAGATAAGTTGTCTGATCTTATCACACTTTATATGAAGTCACAGGAGCCGGTTCTGAAAACTGCGTCCTACATGGTATATGAGGGTAATTACAAGAACGCCCTTGCTACCGTGGGAGACATTTACCTTGACAGGCTCACGGCAGGGTTAATAAAGAAAAGGCTGACCGACAGCGGGAAAGATTATCAGACTTGCAATACCTATATATCCCGCCTTAAAGCCTGCCTGAAATGGGGCTACATGAACGACCTGATAGATGATGCCTCTGTGTATCAGAAATTGTCGCTTTTCCCGGTCAAGCCGGAAAGGGTGAAGATCAGAGACAAGTTCCTTGAACCATCGGAATTAAAAACCCTGATAGATCAGACCCCGCCGAGCCTGTCCTTGTGGGTTCGTTTCCTGTCGCTTACGGGCTTGCGCGTTGGAGAAGCCATAGCCCTTGAAAACTCCGATATATGGGGAGACGAGATCCATATAACGAAAACCTTTTCCGATCATGCGCGGGTTATCAGTACGCCGAAAACGATTGACTCTTACAGGGAGATACACATTCAGCCCGAATTGAAAGAGTGCATTAAGGATATACAGGCATACATGAAACAGCAGCAGGAGACATACAACTATGCCCCTGTGCCGTATCTGTTCGTCAGCCCGACCGGGGAGCGCGTCAAGTATGGCACGTTGGAGGGACACTTAAAAGAAGCGGGTATGCAGTTATTGGGACGGAACAATATAACCTGTCATGTACTCCGGCACACTCACGCTTCATTGCTTGCCGCCGCCGGTTATCCGCTTGAAGCGATCAGCCGGAGACTCGGACACGGCGATTCAGAGATAACAAAAGCTATTTATCTGCATCAGACAGAGAAAATGAAGATCAGAGACGCTTCAATGCTTGATAGAATCACGCTTTTGGAGAAATTTGCCTAAGTGCTTGCATAAGTTTTATTAAATAACACTTGCCCGTCCCCTATTTATGGGTACACAAAACAAATCCTCTTTATGCGGTCACAACCGCCACAGTTACGTTTTACCGCATTATAACGCTGATTATCTTTTGTGTAAATGCCGCCTATGCACTTTATTGACCGTTATTTGCATAAGTGATTTGCATAAGTAAAGCCCTTACTCTCAAAATGAAAGTAAGGGCTTTTTGATGGTATAGCTTACATTGATTCCAGAGTTGACATAAAACGCCTAAACTCCTGCCTTGTCTTTTCGTCTTTTGCCTGACTCATTTGTACTATTTATATGTATCTGAAAACAATCTCTTTCCCGTGATAGAGGATCCTCTTGATCTGCGAGGTAGATTTTTCAAATTCTTCCGCAAGGCACTCTATCCCCACTCCGTCCACAAGCCGCCGTTTCAGAATCTCCCGGTCTCGGGCTGAATGTATGCGATCATCAATCACTTCGCATACACGTGCATTACTATAATCTTTCATTTCTTGCGAGGCCTCCCCACGTTCCGCACTCGCCCTGATCCCTTGCAATGGGGGCAAGTGTGATAGCCAGAATTGCCGCCGACTCTGCGTGTGCGTGTCTTAATCTTCTGCTTTATTTTCGCCATTATAGTCTCCTATTCCGATGACGGTAGCATCACCCGCACCCGTGTCAACCTCCTGCGTGACTTCCTGCTCAAAGAATTGGCTCTCATACCACAGCCATGCTCCATTAGTCCCCACTAACAGTACCACCAACAGGATGCAGAGAATCCATAGCCTCCGTATGTGCCTTTCGTTTCTAATCATTGCGTCCTCATGTACCATGTACGGTACGTCTTTGATCTCGCTCATATTCCCTCCTATGCTTGTACGCATACACAAGTATGCCCCCGGTTGGAAGTAACAAGTATATCGCCTATCATAAGCCCGTTGCCGGTCTTTTGGTCTATCTGCACTTCCTTAAACCCGGCTTTCAGTAAAACCTGCGGTTCTGATGCCGTGTTGAAATCCGGGAGTCTATAACCCGCATAGTAACAGCAGACGCGGACAAGAGAAGAACAATCACACTCTACGTCAACTTTTACTTCTCCGGGATCGTATGAATATTTCTGCGATGCTTCTAAAAGCGTGTTCCTGTTGGCCTGATCGTAGCCAATGCAACGATTTTTGACCGCCCGTAACATTGCGTAGGCGATGCGGTTTTGTGAAGTATCATCTGCCGCCCGGAACACTCTCCATCCTTGCTTATGCTGATAGTACGGCTTGACGTTTAATTCGGTCCCGGTCTGATTGCCTGCGATTTGTCCTTTAATGCCTGTCTCGCCCTTTGAGGCCTGCCCGATCATAATAACCTTGTTGGTGTTTGGTATTGCGGGGCTTGACTGTACCACGTTAGATACCCTCACAGATGCGTCCACGTAGCCCGTGATGCCCGTCATTTTCTCTTTAGAGGAATACTGCCAATAATCGTAACGAGGCGGATATGAGGGCTTCTGCGTGGAATATCGGGCTACCCAAATTGAGTACGCTTTGAGTTTGTCGTAGTCAAGGCACGTTTTCCACCAACTCTGACCACTATACACGCCTGCCTTATAGCCCCGCTCCATGACACGGGTGCAGAACGCCACCACGGTGACAGTACGAGCATCCCTTGTGAGCCTGTCCGCTCTCCCGTTGTGATCAGATGCGCTCTCGCTATCAAGATAAATCGGAAGGTCAAGTTCCCCTGCGTGGTTAGAACAGAAATCGGCTTCTTCTCTCGCTTCGTTAATCGTGAGTGCCTGACTCCAGAAGTATATCCCGACTTTCTTGCCGTACTTCCTCGCCTCGGAGATATTCCGCCCAAACATCGGATCAAGCCAAATCTGCCCCGTCTTGCCGGAGCGATAGCCAATGCGTATGATTGCCGTGGATGCCGTGACCTTCGCCCAGTCAATCACGCCTTGATACTTGCTAACGTCAATAATATCAATCATCCTTTACCCTCCGCTTGATTCAGGTCTTTGCTCATCACGGTGGAAATATGCTTCTCTGTGGTCGTGGTCGTGACACTCTGACTCGCTCCCGCCGCCGCTTTATCGACCGCAGATTCGGACAGAATGTAAATGACCAAAGTACCAAACGCACTGATGATTGCCGAAACCTGCGCTATGTCATTCTGCCCTACGTGGAAAGCCACAAGTAGAGCAGACACAAAGCCAATCAGAGCCAACCAAAACCTCCTACTTGAAAGTTTCTTAATCCAGTCTATCTTCATCTGTGTTCTCCTTTCTCAACTTAAATATCTTGATAAGCCCACAAGTGACAATCTCCCCCGCCCAAAACCCGTAAACTGCCGTGGTGAGGGTGCTTTTCTCCATGCCCGTTATGGTTGCGGTGATAAACTCCGCTATCGTGTAGAGCATTGTCACACACAACGAAAAAATCACATACTTGTCAAGCCCCGTCAGCTTCTTCCGCTTGCGCTTCGCTTCGGTATGCCTAAAGAATTGCAATGCCTTTTCGTATGCGTTCATACGCCCACCCCTATCAATGCGCCCACAAGTGCCACGGCGAACACTCCAAGCCACCCGAGACCGGCAATTATCAACAGGATTACGTCAAGCAGTCTTGTGTTCAAGGTCTTCAATCCTGTGATTAGCCACACGGAGCTTTTCGTCCTGCACTTCCGTCCGTTCCTCCAACTTATACACCCGCTCGACCAACTGATTGTGTTTCTCCACCTTCGCGGTGAGGGCTTCCATTTTCACGTCAATAACATTGATCTTTCCGTTGATAAGCGTGGTCTGCTCTTTCGTGTCAGCCCTCAAAGCGTCTGTCTGGCGGTTCGCAAGGACAATCTGCGTGATTACACAGACTATCACCGCTCCGAGTGCGGAGATGCCTGCAGCGATGATAGCGTCCATTATTCAGTCTCCCCGTGGTTGAATGACTTTGAGTCGATGTACCCGCCGTGGCTGTTGGCCATTATCGCACTATGTACGGGTACGGATGACACCGCCGCCGCTGATAAGACTGCGTAATACTTGCTCTCTGCCTCATTGAAAGTGTCGTGGCTTGTGACGATGTTAGACACCTGCCCGTCTGCTGATTCCTGTAATTCGATTACCAAAAATTTCATTGTTTTGTTCCTCCTTTAATCGTTTGTTAGATATGTGCCATAAATACGGATATAACTATACTGTGCAAAATTCCACGGCCCTGTGCCGATATACAACGTCCCGTTTGTCATTACAAAAGACGCACCAACAAGAGCATTAAGGTTGCTTCCGTTTGCGTGAATCCTTGTAAGCGCGCCCTCTGCTGATGCCTTAAAAGGCAGTTTGCATAATACCTCTATTGCACTTGAAGGACTCCACGCCGAATCTAACTTGAAGTTTAAGTTAACGTACACAATGTTCCCCGTCTTCTGCACAGACCCGTTGTACAAACTCACATTTGTGTTGATGTTCGTAGGCGTTCCCGTTTTGATTGCGAAATCCTTCCCCGCCGTAGGTACACCCCCGTTGATGTAGACAGGCTGTGTTGCGGAGCCGACATTGCCTGTGCCTATCTTTGTGACGGAGCCATCGTTGAGGGCTGATGTATCAGCTTTCCCGTTCAATGCGGTCTGCGTGGCTGTGCTTATCGGCTTGTTCAAGTCTGACGTGTTATCAACATTTCCCAAGCCAACCATAGCCGCCGTGTAGTCTCCGCTCTGTGGACTGACAGCCCCGGAACGCCCTTTAAAACTTGTTACCCCGCCGCCTGCGGCCTGTGATGCCTGTTCAGCCCAGTATTTCGCGTTGTTGTGGTAGGTTTCATCTGTTGTCGGTACGTCCTGTCCGTCACGCTGACCGACCGCCCACGCTTCGGAGTCCTCCGCGCTATCATCTGCGCTTGCGGCACTTCCGGCGGCACTTGTCGCATCTGCTGACGCACTTGAAGCACTTGAAGCCGCTTCTCCGGCTTTTGTTGTTGCCGTTCCTGCCTGTGTCGTTGCGGTCTGCGCCGCTGTTGTCGCTGTTTCTGCCGCTTCCGTGGCTGTGTCTATTGCCTCGCCAATAGCCGCATCAACCGCATCGTCAACAAGTTCACCGATCTGCGCTTCTGCGTCCTCTACGGTCATAAGCTCCTTGACGTTGCCATTGCCGAAAGCCATAAACACTTTCTGATTTCCTGTGGAATTGTCTATTGATACCCCAAACTCGCCCGAAAGCTGCTTTGTCGGGTCAAAGTCGGCAAGATTGCCCCGCCTCATGCGAATAGCCATTTTATCCCTCCTGATCCTGTGAGGATTCTTCCTGTTTCGCCTGTGCTTCCATCAGCGTTTTAGAAACTACCTGTAAGGTCTGTCCTAAAACAAGTTCAACAACTGACAGCGGAAGCCCGGAATCATTTATTGTCGATACAATGTTGTCCTGAAACTGCTTTACTCTCTCGTCAAAATTCATTTCCTTACCTCTTCCTCTTATGATGATGATTGTGTTATCAATCCTTGTACTACCCGCACTTCTCTATAATCCCTTATTGTTTTGGTATTATAATAATTCCCGTCTTGCCCGCGATAAGTTATGGTTTCTATCTCGGTTGGCAAATATACATAATTAAGACTTTTAGCTTGATAATAGCCAATCCCGCCAGTTGTAGCTTTGGCAATTTCAATATTCCCCGCAATATATATTGTGTTTAGAGTATTATTCGTAACAGCACTTATATCTATGCCGGTATTATCTACGCCTATATAATTATTCCCATTTGCATCTACCATAGCAATCTGTCTGCGCGTAAGAGGACGATTAACTTTTGCCTTTATCCTTCCCACTTCTGAATTTTCATAAAATCCCTTCAAAGAATCCCCGATTAACTCCATGTTATAGCCGCTATATGCTTCTGTTTTTATAGAAGATCCGACTATTGTTTTGCCGGATATGGTAGTCCCCGTAATATTTTCCGCTGCAACACTTCCTGCCGTAATATTAAGGGCATTTACATAAGAGGTTGTTACCGTATTCTTTGTAATTACTGTTGTGCTTGCAGAATTTTCAAACGGCGTTACTGTAGTACTGCTGACCGTTCCCCCTTTGGTTTTCTTCTGTACGCACATCCAGTAATAATAGGTTCCGCTTGATGGGTAGGTGGGTACAACCGTACTCCATGCATTTGCTCCCGTTCCAGAAGCCGTAACCCATGTTGAACCGGGGGATGACGGTGCGTTTGACGATGAACTCATATAGTAAATCGTCTGTATATCCACATAAGCGTCTGTCATTACAGGCACTTCTGATGCTGTGATATACCCCGCCCCGTTTATTAGCTGATTATTATTTGTCGGTATCTGACTTGTATAGGCAAGATTGCTGTCGTTAGTTAAATCCGAGGTTTTTGAGGGTATTGTCGGGGTTCCGCTTATATCAGAATAGGCTATAGTTGTGCCATTCTGTAAGGAAATACCGTTTTTATTCAACACTACTTTAGGATTTCCCTGTGCGTCCCTAACCGTAATTGTGCCATTCTGCGCTGTGGTTGTTCCTCCCACGTCCAGAGTGCCACTTAACGTATATCCCGCTGTCAGGGTTCCGGCTTTTATCCAATCAGCCGATATATTGTGCAATACTGCATTGCCGTCAGAGTCAAAGCCTGTAGTCCATACGGTTTGTGCGCCCTGATAATTTTTTGTCCAAGCGAAAGTATCACCGCTGAATCTCCACACGGTTGTTGAATTTTCTAATTTCGGTGCGTTATGAAAGTAATAAATATAACTTCCGTCCTGCTGCTGTTGCCTTGTTGAATACCCGCCAAGAGAGTTTGACACAAGCGCACTAAAAGCCGCCCGGTCTGCTTCCACCTGCGCGAAAATCTCCGCTTCAAGAGCTTTCAGTTCAGCGATCCTGGCTTCCGCTTCCGTCTTTGCCGCGTTGATTGCCTTAGCCATATCGGATATGCTTTTCAGCGCGTTCCTCAATGGCTCTTCTGCGTCACAAGACAGGCTTTCATAACTCCCCGCCGTGAACGCCCGTGTGCTTATGAATCCGCAAACGTAGTTGTTCTTCCTGTCAGCGATTACCGCCGCGTCCCCGGCTTCAATGGTCGGGTCAGACAGGCAGGACACGTTGAATATTCTGAACGTCATACCGCCAAGAACGGACATAAGACGGTCTGCAACCGTCCCCGCCTGCCCGTGCTGGATAAGCGGATTGCCGCTCACCTTAACAACATAAGCATCAGTTCCGCGTGTTGCCGTGGCTTTCTTGACCGCATCCGTTTCGTCAAATTCTTCCGTGACAGACACGCCCGTGATAACAACATCGTCTGTTGAGATCGAATGAGAAGCAAGCCCGGAAATAACGTGAACATTACCCCTGTCAGTAAACGTCCCGCCATCTGCCGTATCGCCGTCATTGTAGGCAAACGTCCCGCCGTCAAGTTGTGCTTCCGGCTCTCCGCTTGCTGTGCGCCCGTCATACAGGAACGTACCGCCGTCATAACTGTTGATGATACTTTCAGCCCCGGACAGGTCATACCAACCAAAGAACAGATTGCCAAGTGCGTTTACTTTCGCAAAACGCCCGTTTATCTGCGCTATGCAGGCTACTACATCCGCACAAGTCATATCCTGTGACGGACTCGCAAGCACCTGATATGTGTTCAGCAAAGGCAAGTCAGGCGAAGACACGACCGACACGCCGCTTTGCGTCTGTACCACCTGCAACACCCTGTTCAGCGTTGCCGGATATGTGATTGACGAATCGTTGAACGCCACGCCCAGCTTGTAAGCATTGTCATAGCACACAAGATTGACCGTAGAATCCGTGTAGGTCGGTTCGCATACCGTGAACCGCCCAAGCATCAGATATTCCACCGTCCCTGTTTCTTCAAGCAAAAGGCCTATCTGTGCCGTGAACGTGGCATAATCAAAGTCATAGTCAGAAAACGCATCCTCATAGAAGTACGTCACCCGTATGTCTGCCCCGCTAACAGGAGCCGTGTCAAACACTATCGTATTGCGGACTTGCGAATATCCTATATCTGAATACTCGCCGTCTATCACAACTCCAAGGATCTTTGAGCCGGAATAAGAGAGCGTGAACGCCTTTGTGGTTCCGTCCCCCGTGAATGTGTCCGTATATTTGCCGGAGTTCATCAGCGTAAACGAACATTTCCCGGTCACGACCGCCCCAACAGTAAACCGATTAGCCGCACTTGTGGAATCCTCAATCTTGAATGATCCCGATGCTATATCCTTGTTTGTAATAGTCAGCGTAGTATTGTCCGCAAGCGTCATGTTTATCAATATCTGATACTTGCGGTTATCGTTCGATAATTCCCTCTTAAACGCTGCACTTGCCTGAATCATAATGTCCCCTTATATCTCAATAGCGTCAACCGATATGGACGCATAATATTTTCGCGTGCCGGATGGCGTGTCCTGAAACCAGAACAGGACCGGCATTTTCTTGTCACCTGTGTAGAATGTCCGCGTTTCCGTGGCAGCATCATACGGATCGTAATATGTTATGTTGATATGCTCCGGCAAAAAGGGCTGTATTACCGCTGATGCAGCATCCTTTTCTATCGCAGGCCATTTGATCGTGAGCTTGCGCTTTGTGCCGACATAATTTGTGTGCATAATGCCGTCCTCTGTACGGCCTGCGTCAGATGCGGATATGCTCATCAGGTCAATCGACAATTCAGATGGATCGGGTTGAATAGCCCTCCCGTTTACTCTAATGAGTGCCATTACGTTACCCCCTCAATGATGCGATACCGGCCATTGTATGAGCTTTCGCCTTTACGAACCATCCTGTAAAGCGTTTCGGAGTCTACATTCAAGGTCAGGTCAACAGTGGGCGAATTGTCGGCCATTGCCAGCGCATTGACAACGGCTCCGGCTACCGTAGATGCAAGGTTCTGCGTTCCCATGGCACCGTTGACGGATTCCTGTATCATTCTGGATAGCGAGCCTGTCCCTACCACGGCCTCTGAACCGGCTTCACCACCGCCCATAAGACCGCCGTTGTTGTTCACTCCGAAGATCGTTGCGCCGTTCAGGATCATGCCCTGATTCATGGCCTTTTTGTACCAGTCTATATGTACTTTCGGGATATGCGTTCCTACATCCCCAATGCCTACCCACTCCCAATCAACGCTAAAGTGTGGCATTTTGGGCTTCGGGAAACTCCACTCAAAGTTGAACAGGCATTTTATCCTGTCAATGATCCTCGCCATTTCTGATCGAATAGACTCAACAACTCCGAGTACCTTTGATTTGATCTCTCCGAATTTCGTTTCGGCAATGCCCTTTGTCTGCGTTATCTTATCGCTAATCGCGTTCTTTATATTGTCAAACACGCCGGTTATATTTGTCCACAGCGTTTTGGCGATTGTGGTTACATTGTCTTTCAGCGTAGTCCAAACGCCCTTAACCCTTGTGGATATTTCGCCTAACTTCATTTCGACAGTTCCCTTTATCTCCGAAAAGTGTATGATTATATTGGCAAGGATTGTACCCAGGAACGTACCTATCAGGCTTCCAATAGGGTCCAAGATAAAGTTAACTACACCTAAAATCGTATCGCCAAAGTTCTCAATTATGCCTTTCAGCAGTTCAAACTTCTCCTCTACCCATACACGGGCTTTCAATGCGAACATATCAAACTCTATCCGCATTTTGGTTAAGGCGATTGTTACCATGAGCTTTGACACCGCACCGAACAGGGAATCCCAATTTATCTTTTCAAGAAATCCTTTGATCTTGTCATAAAGCCCGCTGGAATCCCAACCCTCAATCAGATTTTCGACCAGACTTACCGCCCAGCTTATGATATTGTTCAGCGCGTCTACGTTCTTTGGATCCCCGATAAACTTATCTATCGCGTTTGTAAAGAACGTGATTATTGAGTCCGCAGTTTCAACAGGATCAAGTTCTGACAGGAACGTTGCAAGCCCCTGTATCGCCGTACTTAACGCGTTTGCCAATGTCACCCCGACTTTTCCCCACAATTCCTTATCAGAAAGCCATACATTGAACATATCTCCAAGAGAAGAGGCGATACTTTTGACGGACTCCCCGATTGTGTCCCAATCAAGGCTATCAAGAAACTTTTTCAGCCCTGCGGTCATGTTTTCTGCGATTCTTGCACCGTCAAGACTCTTGAAAAACTCCCCGGCAGCTTCAAACATTCCTGTAATCAGTTCGCCTGCCATTGAGCCGAGCCGGAGCCAATCAATCTTTTTCAGCATATCGCCAAGAGCCGTACCGACAGACTCCCCGAAATCGTCCCAATTAAAGTTTTCAACAAGGACTCTGCCGAGTTGAATCGCCGCGTTGATGCCGTTCCCGATAGTGTCTCCGAGGTCAGCCCAAAACTGCGTATCTCCAAAAACCGTGTTGAGCGCGTTTATAAGGCTTGTGCCTATCTTCCGCATGGATGCATTGATCTTTTCCCAATCCAACTTATTCAGGCCGTTGTCAAGCCCGGTCAAAATGCTTTCGGCTATGCCTGAAAGGTCAACCGTTTCAAACCATCCGGCCAGTGAGTCAAACACGCCGTTTATGCCGTCTGATACCGTTGTAAACATGGCGTTGTAATCAATGCCCTTAAAGAGATTCTCAAACAGGAGGCCGAGCGACACGCCCATATCGTGAAAATCAAAATCCTCAATGAACGTCTGAACGCCGTAAATGATAGCGTTTATGCCCTCACTCAACGCCGTTCCTACGTCCTTAAACATCACTTTGGCATCGAATATCACGTTGAAATACTGTGCAAGCCGTTCACCGAGCCGCGTTATTGTCCCCTGTATCAGCCCCCAATCAAGGCTTTCAAGTGCGCTTGTGATAAAGCGTGTGAACGATACCGCCCAATCAGCGGCCGCCCATTCTTCAATCAGACCACGCGCGAAATGGAAAGCCGTATTGATCGTCTTTCCGAAAGTCTCTCCGAGTATCTTTGCAAGTGACGGGTCCCCAAACAGGATATTAAACAAACTCATTATCCCCTGTCCGAGCCGTTCAGCCGTGGCATATACGGAATCCCAATTTATACTTGCAAGCATTTCTTTAAGATTTGCCGTGAATCCTTTAAGGCTTGCCGCAAGCCTGCCGAAAAGCGAATCCAGGTCCTTTATACTTGTCAGCCAATCACCGAACGGGTTTTCCTTAAACTCATAGACCCCCTCCATGCTGGAATCGTCTTTGTTATCCCCGTTCAGCCTGTTCAGTTCGTCAAAGGCAAGGATCGTGTTGTTGAGTTTTTTCTGTTTCTCTGCGGCTTTCTCCGCTGCTGTGCCGTACTTTATCGGGACTTTGATAGCAGAAGTCCACGTTGAGGCCCCGGACATAAAGGATATAAACTCGTTGATGTGATTCATCACATTAACAAGACTGTCCACAAGCCTGTCAAGCACCGGCATTACCGCGTTGATTATGGGCGATACCATAGCCATAAAGGAATTGCCGAAATATCGGCTTGACGTTGCGAACATATCCATAGATTTAGCAAATTGTGTTCCCGCATATCTGGAATAGTTCACCAGCCGATCAAGAGCCTCTTTCAACTGTGAAAACATGGCATTTAACACCTTGCGGATCGTCATTCTGGTAAGAGTGTTGAAAATCATCCGCAGGGTCTTTGTAAGGGCTTTTGCCATGCTTTTGACCGTCTTTGAAATTGACCCGAATGAATCATCCATGCGGTCTTTCAGGCTACCGACAGCCTCCGCTATGCCATATATTCCAGACACAAAGGCTTTCCCCGCCTGTCCGGCTTTCTTGAAAGCTTCAACCGCTCCGCTTCCGAGGGTGCTTCCAAGCTGGATAGCTGCCTCGCCTATCTTTTTCAGAAACTCTACGTGTTCGTCAAAGACCTTGTTTACATCAGTAATCCATGCTTTAAGTATCTTATATGCCGCAACCAGCGCACCGATAGCCGCCGCCGCAACTCCAAGAGCCGCCGCTGCACCACTCGCCGCACCCTCTACTGCTCCCCCGAGCTTGCCGATCTCTCCTGTGAGTGTCGCAAAATTGCCACCACCGGGGATCTTCCCGATAAGGGCAGTTATGCTGCCAAAAATGCCGGAGTCTCCCCCCATGCTCCGCATACCGCCGTTCGCGGCTCTTTGCGCTGCATTAAGGGATTTGTAGCCCTCTGTGACCTTTTGAAGTGCATCGGAAAGACGGTAAAACCGCTCTAATGCTTCATCGGAAACGCCATTGCCAAAGGCCGTAATAAACTTATTACAGGCATCAGCCGCCGCCTGCATATTGTTCGCAAGGTCGGGATTAACGCCCGCTTTGTTCAGCGTTTCTATGCCCTGTGCAACGTGCGTAAATGCGTTTGCGGATTCTCTGTTCAATCCTGCAAGCGCAGTATTAAGCCGGGCAACCGTCTGATTAAGCGTGTTGAACGACTTATCATCAATGGTTGTGTTCATCCCGGCAACCGCCTCCGGCAGCCGTTTCAGCCCGGCAGTCAAGTTGTTAAATGCCGTGCCATACTGTGATACTCGTTTTATCGCATCGGCTATCTTGTCAAGATTTGCCTTTGCATCATCCGGGACGGAGATACCGTTCAGAGACATTGCGGCATTTTGGATATACATTGCCCCGTTTGCCGCTTCCTGCAAGCCTGCCGCCCTGCGGACAAAGGTTTCCATGCTTTTTCCGAGCTTATCAAAGACTGCATTAAGCCCAGATAGCCCTGCCATATATTTAGCGGGATCAAACTTTTCAAGGTAGCCTAAAAGCCCCGACAGGGATTGTCCCATCGTGGCTATTGCTCCCTTGCTGTCTTTCAGGGTTTCAAAGGATTTTGAAAGAGTGTTTATTGATGTGGCAAAAGAATCAAGTTTATCCGCGCCGCCGACTGTGGATTTCAGGGTTTTAATGCCGCTGACGATCTTGCCGATCTGCTTTGTAGCGTCGGATTGAACGTCAAGGTTTATTTTTATATTCAGTTCATCAGCCTGAACACTCGACATTCGATCCCTCTTCTTTCTCTTCTTTCGGTTTGAAGTTTTTAGCCCATGCCATCATTGCAACGGCCAGCTTGTTCATCTTGTCTATCTCGTCCTGCTCTTTTTCTGATTTGGTTATGGGTATGGGCTTTTCAATATAATCTTTGACCTTGCCTTTTGACATTGCGTTCAACGCAGGAGCCAAAGAGCCGACTGCGTTATATATATACAAGCCTTGCAGCCAAGTCATAAAGTTTTCGTGGTTCATTCTGCGTTCGTGCGCTTCCCTGTACCCGGTCACAAGATCGCCCCGTCCGTTCCAGTATTCATCAGACGGCATCCCTATGGCCAGATAGTAGGGAAACGCATCCTCAAACGCTTCTGTGAATCTTTTGTAAGTCGATTTGTTCGCGGAAAGTGAGGGACTTACTTCCCCACTTTCCAAGTGATCCCCCCCTCTTCCGGGCTCTCCGTCATTGCCTCGAAAGGAGCCTGATAGAGGGTGACAAGTGCATCAAACAAGCCCTCTTTGTCGCTGATCTTCTCAAAGATTTCGTCTATGAGGTTCTTGTTCGTCATGGGATGATGAGCGATAAAAGCACCACGGAACAGGTCATTGGTGACCGTCATAGGCTTCTTGTCATAATCTGCCGGGTTAAACCCCTCACTCTCCAGCTTTCGGATTGCGTTCCGGGTAAACTCCAGAACGTAATCTATGCCGTCATAAGTGAACGTGATATTTTTTATCTTTCCCTCTTTTTTCATTTCCTATCTCCTTTGTGTGCGTGTCAGGTTCCCTCTGTTGCATTCCTGTTGATCGTCCCAGGTGTTATGGTGATCGCGCTGGTGGGTGTCACCCCGATGGTTACGGCATGAGCAGCATCTACGCCGCCGCCCGCCATCGTCACAGTCACGGATGCAGACATATTAAGTTTCAAAACTGACCCGGTAGGGGTAATTGTTCCGTTGGCCTCGTCCTTTGTCCCGCCGACCCAGATGCCAAGGCTGTCATAGGTGGTTGTCTTACCGAGAAGAGCCAGGGTGTCCGTATCAAGAAACCCGCCAAATTCAAGCGATCCTCCCGTATCGACAAGCGCATCTATGTACTTGTGCATATAGTCCGAAAGCGTAGTCACATCAATGGTTTCGGGCAGCTGGAAAATGTCGGGATAGCTTGTAATATCCGCTATCTTTGACTCTGACCCGGATGTCTTTGTGTCCATGAGAAATGTTCCTGCGGTTAAAAGTGCCATTTTTACACCTCCTGTTAGATTGAATAAATTATGTTCCTTTGTTTATCAGCGTCTGTATATTTAACGGTACTGACATTCGCTCTGTACCGGGAAAACCTTATAGCCTTTACAGTGTCCACATTCGGCATCAGCGGGGTTTCGGTCATAAGCGTAAAGTTGTGAATCCGCATTGCTTCATCCACAATCTCCATCACCTTTTTACACTCGGCTTTTGCTCCCGTGGTCTTGTTTGAATACACATAGCACTCAAAAACCACGGTTTCAAAAAGCTGTTCTCTTGTAGCAGGACGGCTTGATGGTTCGTATGCGTCTGATTGAGCGAGATAAACACATGGGAACGTGTTAGGCGTTCTTGCAGGATCGGACGAAAGGTAAATATCTTCATACGTTGTTCCCGCAAAAGCCTCTGTTACAAATGTGATTACCTGATTTTCAACATCAATCATATTTCAAACGCTACCTTTGCCGCCTTGTCTATGACCTCACGCATCCTTTTCCCGGCTTCATACATTGCTTTAGCCGGAGGATTGCCAGATACCCACTCGCCGCCATACGGCCACCAACCATTGAATTTTGACACTTTTGGCTCTATCAGCCAGCCGCCGTGTTGCCTGCCCTTTTCGTCTATCCATGTATGCGTTGCGGAATAGCTTGAGCCAAAGAATTGACGGGCATTTCGGGCGGCATCCTCTGTGTCTGTGGGGTAAGTGTTACTAAAATTCAGTATTCCTGTCCCGAACTCAATAAACAGAATGTCAGCACCACTCGCAGTCAGCACCATCGTTGTATCGTTGAGCCAATATGCGTTATTGACAGTAGGGGTCTCGTCCCCTGAAAGTTTCACCGCCGCATTGTATAAATCCTCGGCCTTTATCTTCCCGGCTTCTGCTATGTATTCGCAAAATGCCCGGAGTCTGGGATTTTTCATTTCAAATGTTTCCTTGATCTTTTCCAGATCGCTGATAACCTTTGATGTGTTTCCCGTAAGCTTTATACTCATGCTTTCTGGTGCCTCACCTGACTTATCGCAAGTGCCGTATAATTCAACGATGTTGCGACTTTGGTTACTATATAATCGTAGTCCTCGTTCATTTCGTAATAGCTTTCAATGTCTTCCTGCGTAGGGCTCTCGACCTTTTCCACCTCCCCATTCAGGAACGTGTAATAGGTCTTTTCGGGGTCTATTTCCTCATCAGATGTCTGTATGACCGGGAGAACGTCTACATATAACACCGTGGTTTCCGTAATTGCGTAATCTGTGCCTTGCAAAATAACAGTTTTGTCATAGGCTACGCCTGTTCCAAAGTGTTCAAGATCGGCATTCCCCGTTGCCGCTGAAATATTACCCTTAAGGCGTATGGGGTCAGCATATATAACATTTTTTTCGCCCGTATAATCGCCGTATTCGTCCTTTTCCCGGATCTGTCCAGCATATATCCTGTAATAAAAGGGCTTTTTGTTGCGGTCTACGGTTCTCATACACCCGGCACCTTTGCGCAAGGAATGATTCTATCAAGCAAGCTGCTTGATATTCCTGCGGTTTCATACGAACGGTTTACGCCATTTTCGGAATGTGCGTTCTCGCCCTCGGCTCCCCGCTTTTGGAATATCTCGTTTGCTATCTCGCATTGAAGCACGGCGAACTGATCCGGGACCGGCACACTTGCAGAATCCACAAGGAAAGGAAACCTTTTTCTCACTACCGCGTTACCCGCCAATGTCAGATATGTTTCCAACATCTCGTCCGACACATCATCCTGGCCGCACAGAGTCCTCAACATTTCCAACTTGGACGTATAGGTAACAATGACTTCTGCCCCCTCGTCAGGGGCATCGGTCAAAGTAATGTCTTTTCCGCTCCACTTAAAGGGATGTCCTGCGCCCGCCACAGTCACAGCCGTAACGAGCGCAGGGAGTACAGGGAGGGAAAAAATCGTGGTTATCGAATCGCCTGTGAACTGCGCGGATGCCATATTACAGGGTCTCCAGCTTCACCATGTTGATATTCTTGGGATTGCCGACTATTCCCCAGTTCGCGGATGCAGCAAGGGCGGCATTGGTCGGAGACGAGGTATATCCGGCAGGCTTTGTGAAAGTAAAGCCGTTGGGATGTATGGTTTCCCTCACCCTTGTATAAAGGGTGTCCTCACCGCCGTTCTTTGCGGCGTTCCTTGCGACTTCCGAGGGGGTCTTGACTGATGCAGGAGCATACAGGAGAGACCCGACACCGAGCAGATAGGTTGTATAACGGAGCGTGGAAGATACCACAACGCCCTCTGTGGTCACGGCAACAGCCACTTTTCCGGCCTTGCTGTTCACAGCTACGCGGGGCGCACCTACCTTACCATAAGAGCCGGAAGCCTCGGTGCAGGTCAGAACAGCCCCCGAAGAAGTCAGGGCATACCCGGAAATGGTCAGATCATCAAGCGCACCAACAATGTTAGCGGCGGTCGTTCCATCCGTGGCATTAACCGTGTAGGTTATGCCGTTGATCGTGATCGTATCGCCAGCCGCCCAGGTCCCGGAAACGGTCACGGTATAAACACCGGCCTGTCCATCACTATCAGCGGGAGCGGTAGGCGTACCATCGTCAACAACAACGGTCAGACCGTTAATGTCGGCAATGTTAAGCTGCCTCTCAACCCCGGAAGCATCGGTGTACTTGCGGAAGTTCAGCAGATTAAGGTCCTCAAGCTCGTTAGCCACATGGGAGTGCATGATCGCAAGTGACACATTCCCTCTGGCATCACCAAGAGCCGCTGTCAGGGCATCGGAAATATCCGTAGCGGTAGGAGCTGCGCCGGTGGCGATCTTGTGGTTTTCCCAGTCCTTGAACTCGCCGGAGCCTACCACGCCGAAAACCGCGTTGAGAATGTCGATCATCTTTTTCTGCCTGTATTTCAGCCAGAACTTACCGACCTGTGAGGTGATCTGCTGCATAGGATCAGCACCACTATTGAAATCGAAAACGAAATCCTTTGCGGTCCAGCCGTGGGCTCTTCCGTAGACAACGCCGGACTGTGCGCTTCCGGCAGGCTCGGATGAGTTAATGTCGGTCTGCCCGTCATAGTTATCGGGTTCTCCCCCGATGGTCTTGTAAAACGGAATTGTGTATGTGTCAGATCCTCTGGAAACAAGCCCTTTTATTTCCTCGTTGTTCTGCATTGCCCCACTTTCAAGGATTGCAGTGAGAACGGGGTCGGTTTCGTTCTTCCAGTTGTAATCAAACACTTCCGCGTCAAAAGGATAACCGAGATATTCAGCCATTTATTTATTCCTCCTTTGCTTTACTTCCCGATTAGCTTCTTAAAGCTGTCGGGGTGTTCGTTTTTGAACGCAATCTGTTCCGCTGTTGAAAGTTTGCTGAATTTTTCCGCAGTCATAGCCGGAACACCGGGATCACCCGTTCCCCCTTTTTCGGGGCGGGGAGTCTGCTTTAGTAAGTCAGCTTTGATCGCCTTGTCGTGGGCTTCAATGAATTTCTGGTTGTTCTCAAACACCTTATCCATATCGCCGTCAGCCATTGCCTCCGCTGTTTCTGATGCCAGCTCCGCATCATATCCCTGTGAGATCAGGCTTGCCTTGTACTCGCTTACAGTGCTTTTCCTTACAAGCGTGTCATATTTCGCCTGTAAATCGGCAAGTGCTGTGTCTTTCTCGCCCTCGCCATTCTTGATCTGTTCTTTCAGGGCTTTAAGTTCCTTGTCGGCTACGCTCCTGTCATGCGTGGCTTTGTTGGTCGCATCTTTCAGCTTCTTGTTTTCCTCCTGCGCCGCCGCAAGATCGGCTGACACATCGTTAAACTTGTAGCTTTCAAGTGCTTTCAGCTTGTCCTCAACAGACATTTCCTCATAACCTTCAATCGTGCTGGTATCAATACTTACTAAATCTGCCATTTTTCCTCCTTGGGTTTTCTTCGGTTCTCTCCGAAACTGCGAAAAGGGTTTAGATGCTTCTCTGCATAGATGGGTTTTTGGCGGTTCTCTCCGCATTTATTAAATTACGATTTAATTTTATCAAACTTTTTTTACTTGTCAACAAAAATCACGCAAAAACAGGGGAAGTCCAGCACCGACAGTTGTAATGCTGCGGTGGTGGTACCTGATCTATGTCAAATACCTTTTTATCCAGCTCATCACAATCGGCGCATACTTTAAGATCCTCCTGTGTATGCCATATAACCTTTTTAACGCCACAGTCAGCGTATGCCTTTTGGGTGACCGCAAGAGTCACGCAGTCCCCATATTGCTCCATTTGCCGGACAATAAGCCGTTGAGCGGTCAGAATCGCCGCACCGATAGCCGCAATCTTCATTCCACGGGTCTTTTGGGGCAATTCAACGGCGATTATAGACTCAACTAACCGGCTTTTTTTGCGTTCAATCTCCGGGAAGTACAGATATTTCGTGACAGGATTGTACTTATCCAGGTATTCATCAACGAAAGACGCCGGATCAAAGTCAATTTCATGCTTTTTTCCGTCAAAACCGTCAATTTCACCGTAAAAATAGCCGTTGTCAGACTTTTTCTCCGTTACATAACCGTAATAGTGCATTGCAACCGCTGTCAGATACTCAAAGATAAGCGCGGAAATCTCCTGATACAACTTGTTCGCAAGCCCGACAGTCTCCCCGGACAATGAGTTAATTTCATCAAAGGATAATTTGCTCATTGCCCGGTTGAAAGAGCTGAACAGGCGCACAAGCCTTTTCAGATAGACCTTTACAATGCGGTCGTTATACTCAAACTGCGTCTTCTGTGATGTGATCTGCTTCATGTTCTTCCTCGCTCATTTCGGCGTTTACCTGTGCAAGATCGTTGACAGTCTCTTCCTCCTGCGCTTCATGCCACTTTTTCGCAAGAAGATACTCCCTGTGAGGGTCGGGTGTCATATTGCAGTGTTCGTAAGCAAACTCTGGCCTTATCCAGTCACTTGAAAGCATGGTTGTAAGATTCGACACGTTGGAAGAGTCGTTTGTGTAATTTCTTCTGGGGAATCTGATCCCTATTTCCTGCGGATCAAGCTGCAAACCGTTTTCATTTGCTATCATGGTGATAAGGTTCAGGAATCTCCGCTCTGACCGCTTAAAGAAGTTTTCCGTTGACTTTGCCCGTGATTCTGCGGCATTCCACCCGTCGCGCAAAATTACGGCGCTTCCCGTGTCGCTCGTGCTTGACCCGCCGTTCCTGTTCGGCATCCCGCTGATGGTAAGAATTGCTTCATAATTATCGTCTTTGAGCGTCTGCGTCTGGTCCTGATTGAGTTCCTGTGACAGATAATAGGCTTTAGCACCAGGCGGCAGCAGGAGACCGCCGATTTCCCGCAATTCGTCCATAAATGCTGATTCAGCCTGAGTCTGTGTCTGATCCGGCCCCGGCATAATTTCCATGCCCTCCAGACAAAGGATTGACTGCACAAATTGTTCAACACCGTCAATGCGGTTCGACTGTATTGTGTTTCCGGCATCCAGCAGGGTAAGAACAATCTCAATGTCACCGACTCTTGAATTGTTGGCCGGATATTCGATTATGGGGATCATTCCGAGAGAATGTGACCCTGATTTTTCCTCTTCGTCCGTGGAGATTTCAAAATCATTGTTAAGGACGAAAAACTCTTTATCTGTGTAGCAATAAAATATTTTCTTATCATCCGACAAGGTTATATAGGTCACGCCGACAAGTGGCTTATGGCCGAGCCGTGATGAATACACAACAAAGGTATTACGGGGATCAAGACCGATAATCTCAAAGGGTGAGCCGTTCTCAAACAGGATTTCTTTATAAGGCAATGCCATCCTGTAAGCGGTTCCTGCAATGCTCTGCCATTTGGCAAGGCTCATATCCTCCGTGTCCTTGTTTTCCATGGAACACCACTTCGTAAGCTGTGCAAGGTCAGAGTTTTCAACCTCTTCCGTATCATCGTTGGCGGCATTGTCTATATACTGTATGGGAGCAGACAAAAGATAGCCTGTTTTGAAAGAAACTATCTCATATGCCCTGTTTTCAACCACCTTATTATTGATCTCGGTATTGTAGGTCTTAACCCGGTTGAGGATCTCCTGCTTTCCGAGGTAATAACCATACAGATAATCTATATCTGATGAATTCCCCTCATGGGTGTCATAGGCTTCTTTCACGATTGCCCCGATATTTGAGGAATCAACCTCTATCGCATCAGCATAAATCACCTTACGGCCGTACAGTTCTTTACTTGCCATCTTTCGCCTCCTTTGCTTTCTTCCGGGCTTCTCCCTTTAACCGGGCTTCGCTCTTCTTTCTGGAATTTTCCCTTGCTATGATTTCCTCCGCTATTTCTATCCTTTTTTTGATGATCTTGGGCGTGGCATCTTCAACCATTTTCTTTACGTTGGTATGAGTCGTTTTGCAGAGTGCGTTCCATTCTTTGTTGGCCCATTCCTCGATGGGATTGACGGAAGTTGATATACCGCATTGAGGGCAATACCGCCTTGCGCCCTCCCCGGTCAGCTCCACGACTGACGGAATATTACACATTGCGCAATTACTGATCTTCATTTCTGACCTCCTTAAAAGAACCTCTTAAACACCTGTCCGTATATGTTTCCTCGCCTGAATACCATATCTGCCGCCATTGACAGGGAATCCGGCGCATCATCGTGCTTGTTTCGCCCCTGTAAAGTGAAACTGTAAACGTTATCCATGAACCGCTGATAGGTTCGCGTCCTTGCTCTTGGTTCCAGAAAGACAAAGTTTTCCTTTATCTCCGGCGCACGGTCCTTGATCCTGTCCTCTTTGGAAACGGTCGTGCTTGCCGGTTTCGTTTCTATCGAACAGACCAGCCCAGCTTCACGCAGCCTTACCCTCACCTCATCAGCAAAGGGCATTGTCGTTTTTGTCGCTTCTATCCTTGCAGTAGACACGCCGTATTTTTCTATGAGCGTCACAATCTCTTTCGTACTCATTGTTTTGTCAGCGTCCGTATATACCACAGCCGGGACAAATATATCCGTCCCATACTGAACGCACACAGGAGCCGCACAAAAGTCACCGCCTCCCCATGCAGGATCAACCGCCATAAAGATACGCGCCGGTTCCCCCTCCGGCAGTTGACCGTTATAAAACCTCATATCCTCCGCAGTGAACAGGGAGCCTGATCTTTCGACAGGACTTCCCATGTATTGAGCAAGCCATGAGGCCATATCACCGGCACGCTCAAACTGCGCCCTTTTCTTCTCATAGTCAGCCGTGGAAAAGCCTTTATTGTACTTGTAATTAAAATTCGACTGCCCTTTATCATCCAGCGCGGGAAGATTTATGACCTTGTATTTCAGATTTTCAAACGCCTTGTCGTTTTCCAACAGGTCAAGCCTGCTGCCTATCGGGTCAATAAGGCTCCATCTTGTGCCGATCCATATCCTCTTTGCGGTCTGTTTCGCCCTGGAATCAAGATCATTCATGACCTTTTGCCACAGCTTCATCATTACGTCTTTATTGACAGCCTGCTCTATGCCCTTGCAGAGATCATCCCCGCACAGGATATTGTCACAATCACAGGCACCGTTCAGCGTTCCGTCTATTGACCGGCACGTTATTGTTGGAAATCTGCTGTCTGTCAGCACGTTTACTGTCTGCTTATCGGCGTTCAGCTTCACGATGGGAGCATCCGGGAATATCTCCTGCCAATGATAGGTGAACGGGTCCCGCATCAGCTCCAAAAGGCCGTTATAAAACGATGTTGTTACCGTGTCGGAACATGACGAGTAAAGATTACTGCATTCCGGGTATTTTCCTGCCTCCCACGAAAAGAAAAAATCAAGAAGTGTTGTTTTCCCTGTCCTTGGAGGTTGAGACAAGAAGAGTTCCGCTATCTTCCCATCTTCAAGCTCCTGCAAGGCATCAACTATCGGCTTTAACTGCCTTTTCCTCGGAAGATAGAACCTGTTTTCAACAGGGCGGTCATACTCCATATACAACATATACTGGTCAAAGTCATACGGGGCCTCCATTAACAGACTTTTCCCGTATGCGTCAAGAAGATCCCCCACTACCTCATCCCGAACACCGACCCTCTTTAATCCCGCCTTTGCGTATCTTTGCAAAGACCTGTTCCAACCGTGAAACCTCTTGTGGTAGAGCCCGCTTATATCCCGTATTTCCTCCATCACGCACAGCATATCCTGATACGCCCCCGGCGCTGTGTCATTTTTCCCCACGTTCTTCAGGATCAGAGGCGCAAGGTCAAGTAGCCTTTTGGCTTCATCGCTTATTTCCCTTTCTTCCTGCCATGTTGCGACCGGGATCATCCCTCTATCACCGCCTGATATTTATTCGCCAAACTCGCAGCATCAACCGTGTGTTTGACCGACCCTCTCAAAGAAATCTCCGTCTGGTCCTTATATCCAAAATGATTTTTTAGCATGAATATTGCCGTGACAGGGTTTACTTTCTTGTCTACAACCGCATTGACAAGAACCGTCTCTATCATGCTCAACCCCCGGCTGATGCACCTTACCGCATCCCGGTTTGATGCTTTATCAAGAAGTATCTGTTCAAGCCCCATTGCCGTTGTCCCCAATGCAAGCGCATAACTCGGTATGCTCGGCTTCATGCTGAACTGTACGCACAGTTTCAGATACTGCTCCGTCCTGTCAAACACCTGTTCCTGATCCGTCAAATCAACAGGCGCATAACTCCCGCACCGCTCCGCAAATACAACATACTTCGCGTTCTCGACATATCCATCCCCATTTCCGTACAGAGAAAGAGCCTGCCTGTCCTCCGCAACCATTTCATATACAAGGTTCGGCGTTCTCCTCTTTTCCTCTATCTTCTTCATGCGTACCCCCTTTTGTTATATCGTGATTTAATTTTACTACATTTCTTTTTTCAGGCAACTTTTTGTTTGAAATTTGGTCGGAGGACTACCCCCGCCGCTTGCCACCCTGGCACATCCCCCCCTCCCCCTCCCGGACAGATCAGCAGCAGGACCATCCCGCCGGAGTATCGAACACTTGTTCGGTTGTACTCAAAACAAACTCGCCCATTGTTTCAAGCTGCCATTTTTCGGTGATCTTCTCACTTTACTTATGCAATCACTCAAGCGAGAGAGCCGATCAGAGCGGGGATGTCGGATTGATAAATTTTTAACAATGTCTATTTTGACACCTGCCATATCCCCGCAAAGCCTTTATTTATGCGGGTTTGCGGGATGTTAAAAACCCTCATCCCCGGTCAGAGCGTGCCTCTCAAACCTGTCAGCCCCTCCAAAGATTGTTAAAAAAATAACGAATGGCGTAAACACTGGGCTTGCACGGTTAGTCTTGACAAATTCGTTATACAATGTATAAAATAATCATAGTCAAGGCGAGCGGATCAGGCCCCGCAGGGATGCGACCCCCGCCGCCGGGGCGAACCTACACACACACAATATTTTTTATAGGGCTTACAAGCCCGGGAAGGACGGAAAAAGATGAAAAAGACACTTGTAAACAAGATCAACAAGAATCACAACGGGTACACGGTGGAGATGAACGGCCTCAACTATATCTGCGATGGCTACGGCTTCTATCTGGTAGCCGACCTTGACGGAGCCGACCCCGCCGCCCTGCGGCCTATGTCAACGGAAAAGAACAGCGCCGGGCATATCCTCGTAGACGCCGCGCGGGCTTTCCAGTATAACGAACTGATCCCGGTCTATAACCTCGGGACCGTCACCCGCGAGATCGGGAGGAAAAAAGCCGTGTACTGCATCATACAGGATGAGAGCAAGGAACAGACTGCGGCCTATGATGAAAAGCTGATCGGGCTTGCAGAAAACAGCACCCATTTTGAATTTTTCTTTTTCTCTCCCTCCGGGAGCTTCTCCCCTAAAAGCACCTTTTTAGTCGGCGTATATGATGGGATCGTGTCCCTCGTCCTGCTGCCGGTCAACCTCAAGGATGCGGATTTTGAAGCACTCGCCGCAGAGGCCACCGCGAACGCCGCCGCAGAGCTGGAAGCAAAGCAGGCGAAAAAGACCGCCGCGAAAGAACATAAAAAGGCCCTTGCCGCCGCTATGGAAGCAGCAAAGCAGATGCAGGAAAAAGAGCCGACCCCCGCAGAAGATCCCGCCCCCGTGGCACCTGTTCAGGACAAGCCCGCAGAGGATCAGGCAGACGCCGCCGCCGATAATGAGCCGGAAACGGTCCAGGCGGATCAGGACAAGCCCGCAAAGCGCGAGAAAAAGCCGGAACCCCGCGAGATTATGACGAAAGAAGAAGCCGCCGGACTCTTGACCGGCCCGGACTGGATCACGAACGCCGCAATTTTGATCGGTTTTGATATGCGGAATAGTAATCTAATCATGCAGGCCGCACTTGACGCCGGACTACTCACCCCACAGATGATCGTTGAGTATCTGTTTTATTATAAAATGCCCGCTTTCCATACTTTCAACGCGTGGAAAGATCACGGCTATATTGTAAAGCGTGGGGAAAAGGCCGCGTTTCAAGCGGATATTTGGAAATATACCGAAAAACACGGAACAATGACCGCCGAAGAGGCCGACAGTCTTAACGCAATAATGACGGATGCGGACGGCGGCGAACTTTTCCACGCCGGAGACGAAACAACAGAGAGCCGTTACTTGATGAAAACCGCGTATTTTTTCACCGCTGAACAGGTGGAGAAGATCCAGCGCGGGCAGGTGGATCTTCCGGACGATTGCAAAATGGAGACGCAGGACGGCCGCGAGATTATCACCGGGAACACCCGCCCGATAAAAGAGCAGATAAAGGCCGCGGGCTATATGTGGGACAGGAAAGCATCTTGCTGGTGGAGACCGGCAGAAGATCCCGCCGCCTGAAACATAGCCGTACACACACACACGGGGACGGACGCAGGAGCCGCCCCCGGGAAAGGGGGACACAATGAACGAACAAATCACAATTTTTGAAGCCTGGGAAGAATACAAAAAAACGCAGGAAGCAGCGCAGAAGGAAGCCGAAAGCGGCAGAAAATATTACCCGATAAATGAAGCAATGGCGCGCAGAGCACATGAGAATATGTCATTTACGGACTACAATCCCGGCCGAAAAACCGCAGAATACCGCGCGCAGGTGGATGAAATATACACCCTTGCGGAAGAAGTCGCGCAGGCCGTCCCGAATCAGGCCGAAAGAATCGCCGCGCTTGCTGACAGATACGCGCGGAAACTTGCTGAAAATTATAATAATGATTTTGCTATCGGAACCCGCTGCCCGTCCGTCCTGATTGCCGGTCCCGCAAATTTTCCCACAAGACGGAAACAGAAACAGGTTGCAGCCTGGGAAAGAAATATGCAGGAGTATAACGAGATACAAAAGATTAAGGAAAAAATCAGGGCTATCTATCACGGCCGAAACATTATAAAATCAGGGGATGCGGACGCGGTTGAAAAGCTGGAAGCCAAAATTGAAAAGCTGAAAAAGCATCAGGAGCTTATGCGGGAAGCAAACAAGGCAATCAGGATGAAAGACACGACAAAAGGAAACGCAGCCCTTGAAAAGTTGGGATATACCGCAGAAGAGATCGAAAAGCTGCGGAAGCCGGATTTTTGCGGCCGTATAGGGTACCCCTCTTATGAATTATCAAACAATAACGCTAATATCCACAGGCTTGAGCAGAGGCTTGAAAGCCTTAAAAGGGTAAAGGAAGCCGGAACGACTGAAACAGAAGCGGAGGCAGGCTTTACAATCAGAGAAAATACGGAAATTATGCGCTTACAACTTATATTCCCGGACAAGCCCGAAGCAGATACACGCGCGATCCTAAAGAAAAATGGTTTTAGATGGTCACCGCATGAAAATGCTTGGCAGAGACAGTTAAACAATAGCGCGCGTTATGCGCTGGAAGCCGTGCAGAGAGAATTAAACGCCTAATAGAAACGCCCCGCTGCCCGTCCGGGATAAAGACGGGCAAACAATAAAACATTATGAGCAGACCCGAAACAGGGCAGAAAGGAAGGTAAAAAGATGAATAACAATAACATTGACCTTGCAACGCGTGACGATCTCCGCGCCTATATCGGAAGCCTTGAGGATGCCGGCATAAAGTACAGCCGCGTAAGATGGGAAGAGATCATCGAGGAAGAGGCTGCAAGCCTGGAATGCAAATTGTCCTTTGCGGACACGGCCGCAATCCTTGACGCACTTGAGCGGGACGGGTTCATGGACGTCTATGTAGTGCAGGAAGCCCCCCGCAGCGGAAACGGCGATTATTTCCCGGAAGATTATGAGGACAGAGCCGCCGCGCTGGATAGAGCAGATGAGATATGGAACCACCTGACCGACAGCGAGAAAAAGAAAACCACCGTTGAAGTTATAGCAAACGGTGGGACCGGCGAGACCGTATGGAAGGACGGGGCCGAAACACAGGATAATAAGTGACATAAAAAACACAGGAGGATAAAACAATGCTTGCACACACACTAATCGCCGGAGACACCGGCAGCGGCAAAAGCTGGACGGAAAATAAAATTGTTCGGCGGCTTATTGAGGAAAAGGCCGACTTGATCCTCATTGATCCCAAAAAGTTAGAGCTGGAAGAGTACAAGCCCCGCGCAATTATATATGCTGATGACAATTCAAGTATATCAATGGCAATCAGGGCGGCATATAGCAAGATGCAGGCGCGGATCATGGAGACAAAAGAGAAAGGGCTGAAAGAATACACCGGGAACCCGCTCTATATCGTGATTGACGAAATGTTACCTATCACGATGAACAAGGATTTTAAGAAGGACGGGACCCTGTACTATATTGAGCAGATCGCGATATTAGGACGGGCCGCGAGAGTCTTTTTGATAATATGCACGCAGAAGGCCACAAGGAAAAGTATTCCCGATATGGTCAAAACGTGCTTTTACAATCGTATCTGCCTGCGGCAATTCGATAAGCGCGATTATAGATACGTGCTGGATGAAAGCGTTGATCCGCTTGTCTCGCTCTATGGTGAGTGCTATGTCAGGACTGCCGGACAGGATGCAATCAAAATCAAGAGTGACGATGTTGTTGATGTTTTGTTTAAGTGAAAGGAGGGGAAAGCATGAGATACAGGAAAGCGCCATCACAAGGGGCATATATTGACCGATTGAGAACAACCGCGCCTTTTAGGATATGCCGGGAAAGTGAGCCGCAGTATGAGGGGCGTGTTGTGTGGGGAGCAACCGCTATTAGAGGGGCAGTCAATCCCCCTCTACCGTTTCCCCAGTGGGGTATGTTGTCAAGATCCTTTTGAAAGCGGGATCAAGATCATAGAATGGTGAGGTGAAATCATGGCAAAATTTAACAAAGAAAAATTCAAACAAAGTGAGCTGTTTTATATCTGGAAAGACACTTGCACCGCATGGCATTTTTACTTGAAAGAACACGATTACAAGAATACAGAAATATTACAAGCCAAACATGAGGGCATTCATGCCGCAGTATCACAGTTTTACGGCGTAGATTACCATTTTACGCGCACTGATGATTTTTTCGGACTTGTCACGGAGGATTATTCAGATTGGTTATTTAAGGAGGGGACAGATGCGTGAAAAGTGGGAGTATATGTTTCAGGACCTGCCGGAGGAAGAACTGGAGCTACCGATCAGGTGGCGTAATAATCGGAAAGTACCGCCGCCGACAATCAAAACGGTACTTGAAGCCCAGAAAAAGGCGAAAAAGAAAATCAAAAAGGAAAAAGCCCCCAAAAAGCAGCGGAACCACTACGCCCCGGAAGAGCGTGAGGAAGTATACAAAATTCTGCGCCGGGAGAACGTGAGGAAAACGCAACAAACGTTATGTTTTTTCTTTTCCAAAACAAAGGATAAAGAACTCATTGAACACATTCAAAGCCAGCCTAACAAGAGCGAGTACCTGCGCCAGCTTGTCAGAAAGGACATAAAGGAGCAGGCGTTATTAAAAGAGCAGAAGAATAACAAGTGATCCTTTTCAATATTGTGTGTGTGAAAAGCCCTCGGACTTAACCGGGGGCTTTTCTATAACAAAAAGGAGTATGGTATGGAAGCATAGTTATTATATCACGCGCGTTCTTTAATGCCAATGTTATATTTGGGGAGAGAAAAATTTTTCCGGCTTTTTCTCGAAAGCGTTCCCGCATCAGCTCCCACGGACGCAAAATCCCTCTATGGGCGATTTTTCACAATCCGGCTATCACTATCCCGTATTTGTCTTTGAGTTTTGCCGTAATCAGCCTGTAACTCCGTGCTTTTCCTGTTGCCGCTGCTTCTCTCCATATCCGCGTTGTGCTGTCATATATTCGCTGGATGTACTCTCCCCGTTCTTCCTCCGTCCTTATATCCTCCCGATCTTCCATTATCGCAAGCGCGAGACACGCATATATCTGACTCACTACTTCATCAGATGCTTTTCTGACAGCTTCTTCCTTTAATGCCGATCTCTGTTCAAGTACGGCCTGCTTTATATCTTCTGGTGTCATGTGCTTTTGTTTCATGCCTCCGCATCCTCCGGGAATCTGATTTTTGTTACTGCTATAGCGAACTCTTCCACTTCACTCGCCCATACAGGCTTACATCCAGCCCTGCTAAACACCAGCTCAAAACCGCCTATGCCCGAAAACAGGCTTGCCATTGTCGGCTCCTCTGTGTCGAGTTCCTTCACCATCCGCCCGGCCATCCACTCCCAAAATGGAAGCGCAATGCTATTTCCCAAAGCCTTGTATCGTGGGCTGTCTGCATCTTTATGTTTCTTACCCTTACTATCAATCCATTCTCCAATGTCCGTCCATCCGTCTGGATATCCTTGTAATCGCTCACATTCAAGCGGGGTCAATCGCCGGACAACAGTATCACATCGAACAATGTTATTACTATTCGTGTTGTACCCTTGTTCCTTTGATTGTAAAGTCCCATTAACATTGCCATTTTCTTTTCCATTTCTGCAATCAACCGCAAGAGCCGTGTAGTCTGTCACTCTGTCCTGATGATCTCCTGTAATTGTGTTCACGGTATCGCCCCCCCCATTCCCTCTTGCGTCATACACCAAAGTCGGCGTTCTGCCCTCGCTATTGTCAAATGCGTTCAGCGTGTCGTTTGTGTCTGTCTGCTCCCAACTCTGCGGTTCTTCCGCTGTCCGAGGGTGTCCCTGTTTGCGATAGCATACCGCCTGCGGAATCTTATAATCTCTGCTATTCAATGTAGTATCTCCCCAGTTTTAACTAATACCGCCTGCTGATCGTGCATACAATTTAACGCCCCTACTTTGTCGGATAACCTTGCCTGTGCCAACTGACCGTTACCGACACAAACGGCGTGTTGTTCTGTACTCTCTAACACCATCATACCGCCCTGATTACAGGCCGGATTACCGCCGTTGTTGTCAAGCGTCCGTGTGGTATCAGCTTCGTAAATACCGCTATGAGGGTTTGGAGACTTCATGGCATTGCTATCGTAGGCAGATATACCATAAACGACAGGCTGATGTCCGTGTTCCTGCGCCCTCAATGCCCCGGTAACACCCTCGCTTACTCCCATTATGGAGCCGCCTTGATCGTTTAAGACCGCGACTGTCTCTCTAAAGCCTCTTTCAGCATTTTCGGCAGCACCTTCCCACGGCGTTCCGCTCTCCGCAATATCCCCAGACAAGCCTTTGCGCTCAAACAGTATTTCGGGTGCGGTCTGTCCTCCAAAATCTGCGACAAGCGCGATTCTTTTTCTTCGCTGGGGGACTCCCCAAAACTGCGCATCGTGTACTCTCCAAGCAATGCTCCACCCATTTCCCATGATGCAACCTGCTGATGGCCACTTCCCCTCAAATTCAGGTATGCAGGCATCCCTTTCTGCAACTTTTGCGGTTTCTTCAAGGACGGCTCTGAAATCTTCTCCTTTGTTGGAGCTGAATGCTCCGGGTACGTTTTCCCAAACCATATATCGAGGTCGAATATCGTCACCTGTACGCCCTGTATCTCTGTCATGTTCCCGCATCTCCTTTATTATCCTGATCTGCTCCATGAACAGACCGCTACGCTCTCCGGCAAGCCCCGCCCTTTTACCGGCTACGCTTAAATCCTGGCAAGGGCTGCCGCCCGTGATAATGTCAACGACCGGCAATTCTGCGCCGTTGAGCTTTGTAATATCGCCGTAATGCTTCATCCTTCACTCCCCTTCATGGCCCTGTTGATGATTTCCAATGCTTCCTGTTTAGGAATGACCGGCGCGGGATATTCCGCTATATCCTTGTGGATCAGTTCAATCTTCCCGGATTCTTCCCGTATCATCTCTAACATATTCTCGCGGTTTTTCCTCAACACTTCGGTCAGCCTTTCCTCTTTTTTTGTCATGACTTGTCCTGTCTGCTCCACCTCAAAGGGGTAATCACACTCACACACCTTCCCGCCAATGAAGTGTATTTCCACCCAGATGATGCCCTGCTTGTCGGGAATATCCTCCTGCGGTATGTTAATCGTGATTTTCATTCTTGCCCTCGCTTTCTGCCTCAAAGTCAGTAATATTATTGATAAATTCTATCGCCTTGTCTTTGGCTTCGAGTATTTCTCCATTTTCATATGCTCTTATTGCATTTTTAAGTAACTGTATCTGATTTTCGTCATTCATAAATTTCAAAATATCCTTTCTGTAATGTATCATCATTCATCTGCAATCGAACCTTCATCATAAATAATTCGTACTTTAGTTGGTTCATTCTTTCTTGTACTCGCCCCAAGTCTTGATTATTTTGTGACAATTTCTTTATTTCTTCTTCAGTATATCCATCATACTTAATCATTCCTTATCCTCACTTTCTGCCTCTGGCTTAACTATTTCTCGACTTTGTTGACTAAATTGTTTTTTAAAATTATCCTCTTTTTTAATTGACATCATAACATGAAGCATATCTCTTGCGGATGTTCGACTAATATCAAACTGCTCGCAAAGAAAATCAATCCACTTTTTGTTACTCATCCGCTTATTTTCAAAATCATCACATCCTTTTTGAGGATAACATGGTTTTAATTCTAAATTCTCACAATATCCATCTTTATAATATTTACAAGATTGACAGTTTCTTTCGGTATTCATATTATCCCTCGCTTTCCAGTGACTCATAATCAGCACAATACCAATCTCCTCTTGGGTAGAATCCTGTGTGCTGAACACATTTTCCCAATGTATCTGTATGGTACGGAAGTTTACGGAAATGCTTACAATCTTCACAATGACCCATTTTCTGCTGCGGTGTAACGGGTGGTAAATCCCTCAATATTTCCTTAACCGTTTTCACGTCAATCTGAACAGGAAAATTATCGCAATCGTAATCCGCGATACGTTCTCCTTTGTAGTTATATGTAAACTTCTTTATTGCTTCTCTTCGGCTTATCGCATCCTCGGAAGACTCCTGCTCTAATATGCGATTACAGGCACTATCAATTATTTCTTTCTTAAATCCTGTAAAATAACACTCAAGTATCGCCGTTATATTTTCTTTGTGTGTCATTTATTCACTCACTTTCTGCCCTTACAACGTATTCATTTTCAAATACTCTTATACCCTCTGGTGTACCACGCAAGTATAATGTTACTGATTTATTATGCCAGAAACATCTTGGGCATAAGTGTCCGTGATATTTCATAGGATCACAATCAACGCTATACATCCTGTTTCCACAACAACTTGTATAAAAGAAAATACCGTTTCCATGTACTTCTTTAAGATATTGATATGTTGCTTCGTTATATTCTTCTCTTGTCATTCTTTATCCTCACTTTCCTGTGGCTCAACCATCCTTGCATTCGCCTATTGAATATCCTTGTGATGTTTTGCTTTCGTGTCCGTCTTTACCACAAGGACAATCCTCATATTCTTTGCAATCTCGACAATCCATCTCATTATACGGGCTTGTCCAGTATTCTTTGAATTGCGCCGCAAGTCCGCTAAATACAATCATCTGTTGCCACACATCTATACCGAATATTTGTATAAATTTTTCTTGATTTGTCATTCCTTATCCTCGCTTTCTTCCTCCAATGAAATATAATTCAAATTATCCGCAATCTTTTTGGGATTAAAACAATTCGTCCACGGATTTTCTGACCAATACTTGGTGTTATATACATACATATTCCATGCTGTTATATCACTTATTACATCAGATTTAGATACATCTTCATAATCCGAATTAACAATCTCATATCGCTTACATAATCCTTCATACTGCATTTTGTTTTTCTGAATACTAATGTCAGCAGTTGCGTGTACTCCTATTATTATGATAAGTGATCCAATTAAAAAAGCAAAACCAAACACACCTATAATCCCTCCGGCTATCTCTAAATCCTCGCCTATATCACTTTTTGCAAGTATAAAACCTAAAAGTGTGATTATAATAAATAAGCATATTAGAACCATTTTCCCTCCTCGCTTTCTGCCTTGATATATTTATTATAGGCTTTGATGAAAACCTCTTTTGGTATTATCTGCTCTGCTGTATAGCCGCCGAAACCATCCAATTTAACGACCTTACTGATGCCGTAACTATCAACTATAACTTGCCCCATTTTTACTTCATTCATTCATTCCATATCCTCCGCTTTCTGCCATCCTCGGCTCTTTTTCTATCTTACAATATTTACTGCACCTTATATCACAGACAAAATATGGATATTTACCACATTCATTTTTTGCCTTTTCATAAAGTTCAACGGCATCTTTATAATGTTCTTTATATGCGCACACATCACTATGAATACAGAATTTACATTGTTTGTTCATTCTTCGCCCTCACTCTCTGCCTTATCTGCTTACATACTCCCATCTTCGGAATTAAATGTCGGTTCATACAAGATATCGTGTTCAAGTTGTTCTATCTGTCTTTGGTATTCAACATCCTTATCCTCACTTTCTGCCTGTCCTTTTGTCGTACCACTCTCTTAGTTCTTTGGGCGACAAATATCGCCCTAACAATAAAGTGTACTTTTTCTGCACTCTTTTCTTTTGTTTTTTCCACCATTGATATGATTTCATTTATCACTCGCTTTCTGCCTGTAACATATCTATCCGTTTTTCAAGCTCTGCAATTCGATTTAATGCATCCTTTAAGATTTGTGCATTGTAATTCACAGCATTAGCAACCATTCTTGTATCATCATTCCAGATACTACCACTTAATGTCACTACATCTTTAGCAGTACAATTCACCCATTTTCTTTTACTCATACTTTCTCGCTTTCTGCCTGTGGCTCAACCTTACACCCCTTTCGTGCATCTTTGGAATAAATATGCACGTTATTCCTCCGTTCTATCTAAAGCTTTTAAAACCTCTTGGATCTGGTCAAAATGGCGGCCTGTCTTGATTAAGCTGTTTTTTTGCACGCCTACGCTTGACCAATTTGACAGGAACCGTACTTCTCTCCAATCCCCGCTAATCCCGATAACAACGCCTTTTTCTCCGTTGTGAGGGTCGTATGATTTGCGCTGATAGATTACCTCGTCCCCGACCCCGATTTCATCGTCTGCCTGTGCCATCTTCGCATGAATACAACTATCTGGACTTGCTTCGCAATAGTAACGCCTGTGGCACTCGCCACAATTTGCCTCTGTGGTTTTTGTCTCATACTCTGACGCGTCCTCGCAACCACTACATACAGAAAACTGATCGTCCTTATGCTTACAATTATCGCAGCCTGGGGCGTGATCCTGTTCGTATTTCCTGATCTTCTCTATGACTTCGGTAACAGACATATCTCTAAACACCTGATAAAACCGCATACCGAAAATAACATAAGCCGTTTCATTCAGCAGGCCGCCATCCTCTACTGCCAGCGCAATCTTCTTCGCCGCCTCCCACGCATCGTCAAGCCCTCTCTGGTAGGCTACGTCTTCTTCGGGGCTTCGTGCAGCAAGGGCATCAGCATATCCCTTGTTGTATGCTTCATCTATGAGGTTTTCTGCCTTGATCTTCATGTCACCGTTTTTCTGTACTACCATCCTGTACCTCCTCTATCCTAATCTCAAACGCATCCTGTACGCAGTAAGTACAGTTTCCACAATCGTCCAGAAGGATAAGACTCCCGTCCTCGGTCACAGCGAATTGATCTATGTCACATTCCATTAATCCGCCGTTTTTTGCGATCTTTCTGATGACCCGATCTGACACTTCTCTGCCTGTTTCTTTGTCTATTACGATAAAGGTCATTCCTACACCCCCTCCATTTCGTACCCGGCGTATTCAAACATACGCTTCCTGATTTCCTCAATGCTCTTTCTGCCGAGATTGCGTACTTTCAGCCATGATGTTTTAGGATTCTGGTCGTACTCAATGACCTTGCCTACGGTGTTCAACCCCGCACGCTTAAGGCAATTATAGGAACGAACAGAGAGTTCAAGTTCTTCAATGTCCCTATTCTCCATCAAGTCAGCCTCGGCTTTCCTTTGGGCTTCTTTCACCTTATCAAGGATCTGTGGATATACGTCATGAATCACGCCCACAAGATTATCGAAAGCCGACCGCAAGACCTGATTTTCCCGCAACAGTTCCTCATAGTCATGTACTTCCACCTGTCCGGGCTTCTGGAAGCGGTGAATGTTCATCGACAGCTTGCGTATTGCCTTGATCTCCACCTGCCGCACCCGTTCCCGTGTGACCTGCATTTCCTTGCCTGCACCCTCTAACGTCATTCCGAAACGATAACGCAATTCAATCACCCGCTGTTCACGGTCAGACAGTTCAGCAATGAGTTTCTGAAAGCCCAAAATGTCATAGTTCCACGGGCTGTCTATCGCTTCATCATCCGCACTCAGCACCACCCGCATGAGGTTCACGGGATAGCACTCTTCAACTCCCGGCACTTCCTGTCGTATCTCTGATTTTCTCATCCGATAACCCTCCTGTTCCAACACTCTATCTTGTGCTGATCTCCCTTTTCCTTGTTCGCCGTGGGATTGTCGAAACTGACCACCGCGCCGCACGTTTTGTAATTTTTACAGTAGAACATCCTTATCGGCAGTGTCAGGCTCATAAGCGACACCTCACCCCCACAGAACGGACACTCTTTAATCCTCGGCTTTAGTTTCATTCTCCACCCCTTTCAAATCTGCCACCACCATCACCAACGCCGCCAACTTGCCCGCCCGGAAGCCGTTGTCGTGATCGTCACGCATATCTGCGTCTATGTCCTCAATCATCCGCTCGTACTTCTCTATCAGTTCGTGCAATCTTTGCCCTCCTTCTCCTGATAATCCTTACAGTCCTTGTCAGTCAGAGCCGACACACAACTGTATTCTGTGATAAACCGCCTGTGCTTCGGACAGTACCACATTCTGACCTTCAAAAAGTCCGTCCGTGGCTTTGCATATATGCAATCCCGGCAATATTTCAGTTCGGTCATAATTCCCTCCCACACATAGGGCAATATTTAATTTTGCGTTCAAATTCAAATTCCCCATTAAAGCACACGTTTAGATTGTCCCGGAATACTGTAATCTCCATTAGCTGTGTGGTCTGTGACTTTCTTCCGTCAATCGTTTTTGCGGTCATTCCCTCGCTTATAGGCTCCCAACCGCTATCCATAATCACAAGCGGGGTTAAGTCAGCCCCGTAATCGCCGTTTTCTGCCATCCTACAATACTTGCACCCTATCATTTCTCCCACCTTTCCAGAATCACCCTTGCCACCCATGCCATGACTGCCGCAGGAAATAACACCATCACTACGTCAGCCACGGCAAGGGATAAGATAAATTCAATCAGTTCGCTCATCTCTGTCCTTCACCAATGCAGACAGATCCTCGATCATATCTGCCGCCCTGCGTGTCAGCCCTGCTATCTCTCCCTTACGCTGTGAGGAATATTCCCGAAGTTCCTTTACCATCTGTTTCGCTGTCATTTTTTCACCTCCACAGCCACACCGCGATCCCCGCAAGGACAAGGATAATAAGCATTGCCTCAACTACTCCGATACCGCGTGTGTCTAACACCTTTTCAACTCCGTTCTTCATGTGTGTGTCTCCTTTCCAAGAAATCAAAAATGTTTATTTGTGCCGCATTTCGCTTTATGCGCTCCTGTGCTTTTGTGTAATAGTCCTTGTCAATCTCAAATCCCGTACACTCATATCCAAGATTGTGACAGGCTATCAAGCATGAGCCACTACCGGCCATTGGATCAAGTATTTTATCTCCGGGCTGTGCGTATCGGTTAAGAATCCACTCATACAATTCAACAGGCTTTTGGGTTGGGTGAAATCTCTGGTCTGATGCTTTCCCTTGTGGTGCAAACTCGCAGACTTTGGCATTTCCGTTGAATGAAGTCCATGCGTATTCGCACATAGCCATTGAAAAGTTTTCGCTTATGGTCAGCTTTTTCCACACGATAAAACAGCGTGTCGGAGGTAGTTCAAAGTAGTTGCCCCCCCAGATAATCTGGTTCCGTGAGACACGGAACAGCTCTTCAAAGAATGAGTGATCCGGGGCTGTGTCCCACGCTACAATTTTTTTCGTATTTCCTCGCCCATGTCCCGCCGGTTCTGATAACTCTTGCGGCATTTCCTGATCCCGAACGAGTAATGTCTTGTACCTGTCGAACCGTTGACCGAATTGGTTCCACCCCCCCCCCCCCACATTTTTGGGAGTTTCAGCGGATTTATGATATTTTGTGAACCATCCCTTGCACCCGCCGCCCTCGGTGAACCCTGCTCCATAAGGCGGGTCCGCAATAGCCAGGTCAAAATAACCATCCGGGTATTCTTTCAGGGCATCCATGCAGTCAAGGTTATAAAGTCCAGCTTCTCTCATCCATTCAGCTCCATTTTTTCTATCAAACCTGCTGCCGCCATATAGCGCAGCGTGTCATTGTGTTTCCTGATCTTTGCCACAATTCGGCATATCTGCCCCGTAGTAGGTGGAAATCCCGTGTCTGTTCTTGCGTATTCTTTCAAAGCCTGTTCTGCTTCACAGTACGGTATGTCTGCCAGAACCGCGCTCCACGCCGCCGCCATCGGTTCATAATCCGCTTTGTGGTATTTGTTAAAGTGTCCGGGATATAAGGCGGTCATTGCATATATCAGCTTTCCCGCTTCCTGCTTGTTCATGATTCTTCTCCCCTTGCCAATCGCAACAAATACTCCTTGCCCTCGTCTCTCTGCTGATGCGGACCCGAAGCCCCGCCCCTGTTTTTGAGCGGGAAAATCCCCTGATAGCCGTTCGCAATGCTTTGATTGATTATGGCTATCCGCTCTTCTGTCGTGTCTCCCAGCTCGTAAAGGTGCTTAATCCACTGTGCAAAGCTATCTTTGCTCTTAAACCTGAACCCGTGTTGCTCTTTGCGGTATTTCAGGAACCGGGTAATCGCATCATCGAGTTCCGGGTCGGGGTCATAGCGTCCCCTTGGGGGGACTACGGAGGGGGAAACTGTATCAGGTACAGGATCAGGTACAGGATCAGGTACAGGATCAGGTACAGGTACAGGTACAGGGCTTTCGGTCTGCTTTATTTTGCTTTCGCTCTGCTTTATTTTGCTTTCCGTCTGCTTTATTTTGCTTTCCGTCTGCTTTATTTTGCTTTCCGTCTGCTTTTTTTTGCTTTCGCTCTGCTTTATGTTTCCTCTCCCGCCTTGCTTTCCAGCCTCGGATTTAAGCTCATACAGGCCAGCATCCCTGTCCATCCTCCGGCATATAGCTTTTGCTATTACCTTTGTGAGAGGTTCTTCAATTTCTGTTTCCTCGCCATAATAATGAGCGATTATTGCAGTCAAAAGGACACCCTTTTCTTCGGTGGAAAGCTCCGCTATGTCCTCCATATTTTCCTCATGCAGAATAAATCCGTCTCTCATTTCTTTCCCCCTCAACTGAAAGGCAGCTCTTTTTCTAACTCCGTTGATATGCCGGTTGCCGCTTCTATTTCGTCCGCAATG